ACCGTATCCGTTTAGTCGACATACCGGAGGCGGATTACCTTGCGGAGCACTATCACCATAAAACATCTTAGTAACTGTTCTTAAAAAGTGTAATACTGCAATCCAGTATAATCCATCTTTTTGGTTTTCATTATAAAACTCGCCTGTAATTGTTATATTGTCAACTGAGCTGTTTTCATAAGCATTGTAAGCATAGTTTGTATGAGTTGGAACTATTTGAGAATAACTTGCACTATGCCCTAGTAGTATTGTAGGATTAAAAGGAAATACCATTTTACCACCTGAAGTAGCGCCGGTAGTAGCTCCTAATGAATCTTCCGATTTTAAGGGTTGTAATATTGGTCCTTCTGCAATCTCATTAGGAACACTAATAGAAACTCTCCAATCCATATTATCAAAGTTTGTATCTATGTTTTGAGAAAGTATAGCCACCGCAGCTTTTTTATCTGGGGGTGCAGCCATATACGCAAGCCCTTGCTGTGCGTTTCCTTGCATTCTAATAGAACTGCCAAAGCCTCCTGTAGTGCTTCCACCAAAGGTATTCCTTACTGCGGCTTGTGCTCCACTGCCAATTGACCCACTTCTGTTAAAATTTCGGTCTGCAGAGAGGTTTCTATTAAAAGAACGAATAGATTGGGCGGTATTACTACTGCCTACAGCGGACGCTAGCCTGCTTGTTAATTGGTTAAAACCGTTAGTTGCCATTATTTTCAAATCTCCACTAGTATTTAGTTGACAAAGTTAACATAGTAGTTTATAATAGTATATATACTATAAGCCTGGAGAAGACATGAGAAAAAAGAACTATTTAAATAACAAAGATATATTGAAGCAAATACACAAATCTAAAAATACGTTTAACAGCTACACAGCGCCTGAACACGGCAACTATGATATAATCCTATTAGACGTAGATAAGATTAATATGAGAACACTTGCCGAAGCAAAGCGTAACAAAGCTAAAAGACTTAGCGGTGAAGAATACGAACGAAGGAAAATGGCTGGAGAAAAGGTAAAACAAGCTGAATGTGAAACTCCTTATAAGAGTATTACTAAAGAAGAGATTATCTTTAGAGTTATGACATTCGATCATATTCCGGAAGAGCCTGGCAGGAAGAAAAATCCAAAAACTGTTGCCGATACTAAAGAAAAATTAAACTTTCCTCCTTTTGTGCATTACAAGTACAATGACGAAGGAGAGCTAATAGTAGTTGGTAAGAGTCATTGGCAAGGTGGTATGGAAAACGGACACTATTCTAGGTCACATGGTAAAGCTAATGATGAGTTAGCTATGATGTGGATTAAATTATGTGAAAGATACGCAACGAGAGGCAATGTACGTGGTTACACTTACAATGACGAAATGCGTGGACAAGCTATTTTACAGTTAACACAAATTGGTTTGCAGTTTGATGAGTCTAAAAGTCAAAATCCGTTTGCATATTATACAGCCGCAGTTACTAATAGCTTTGTACGAGTTATCAATATTGAAAAACGCAACCAAAACATAAGAGATGACATCTTAGAGATGAATGATCTTAATCCGAGTTATACTAGACAGCACCAAGGTGAGTGGGAAGCTAGTGTAAAACGCAACGAAGAAGCCGGTACTAGCGTTTATACTGATAAAACTTCAAAATAGAGGTTGACAGGCGTACAAAAATACTATATAATGTTACTATAGGATTACTATAGAATAGGAGATAGTAAATTTGTTTAAGAAAGCAGCAGTCTTTACAGATATTCACTTTGGATTAAAAGGGAATAGCCGTATACATAACGATGATTGTGAAGACTTTATTGATTGGTATATAGAAACTGCAAAAGCCGCTGGTTGTGAGACTGGTATCTTTTGCGGTGACTGGCACCATAATAGAAATTCACTTAATCTTACCACTATGGATGCAACTATCCGTTCAATGGAAAAACTAGGTCAAGCATTTGATCAGTTTTTCTTCTTTGATGGTAATCATGACTTATATTACAAAGACAAGCGTGATGTTAACAGTACAGCGTTTGCAAAACATATTCCCGGTATTACTTTTGTAGATCAAATTACTACAATCGAGGATGTAACTATTGTTCCTTGGTTAGTTGGTGATGAATGGAAACAAATTAGTGATATTAAATCGAAATACCTATTTGGACACTTTGAACTTCCTAGCTTCTATATGAATGCGTTAGTTAAGATGCCCGACCATGGTGATTTAAAGCCTGAACACTTTAAACACCAAGAATACGTGTTTAGTGGACACTTTCACAAACGGCAGCATCAAGGAAAAATTAATTATATTGGAAATGCCTTTCCGCACAACTATGCAGATGTGTGGGATGATGATAGAGGCATGATGATATTAGATCGTGAGAACAATAAAGAGCCGGAGTTTATTAATTGGCCTGATTGTCCTAAATATCGCACAATTGGATTGAGAGCATTACTAGAAGATACTGAAAACTTAATTAAACCTAAGATGTATTTGCGTGTTACTATTGATGTGCCAATATCTTACGAAGAAGCTAGTTTTATTAAAGAAACATTTGTTAAAGACTATCAATGCAGAGAACTTACACTAATTCCACAGAAGCAAATTGATGAAATGACTACAGACTTAGATATTTCAGCGTTTGTTAGTGTAGATCAAATCGTAGCTGGTGAAATTGCAGAACTTGATACTGACAGTTTTGATAAAGTAACCCTTATGGACATTTATAACGGACTCGAATGATAAAAATTAAAGACCTAACGGTAAAAAACTTCATGAGTGTGGGCAATCAAACCCAGGCTGTAGATTTTGATCAAGCACAGCTAACACTTGTACTAGGTGAAAACTTGGACCAAGGTGGTGACGACAGTGGAAGTAGGAATGGTACTGGTAAGACAACTATCATTAATGCATTAAGCTATGCATTGTATGGTATGGCGTTGACTAACATCAAACGTAACAACCTTATTAACAAAACTAACGGCAAAGGCATGGTAGTTACCCTGCAATTCGAAAAAGACGCTACAGCCTACCGTGTTGAGCGTGGCAGAGGCCCTAATTTCCTTAAATTCTATATCAATGACAGAGAACAAGAGTTAATTGACGAGTCACAAGGTGATTCACGTAAGACACAGGAAACAATTAACGAATTACTTGGTATGAGTCACGATATGTTCAAACATATTGTAGCACTAAACACATATACCGAACCTTTCCTAAGCATGCGGTCAAATGATCAACGTGCAATCATTGAACAACTGCTTGGTATTACTATACTCACTGAAAAGTCTAACTCTCTTAAGGATAGGATTAAAGAAACTAAAGATGCTATTACTGTAGAGACACTAAAGATTCAAGCTGTTGAAACATCTAATGAAAAAATTAAAGCAAGTATTGAGCAACTAGCTCAACGGCAACGTGCTTGGAAATCAAAGCACCGTAAAGACAGTCAAGATCTTAGTAGTGCAATAGATGAACTAGAACATTTAGATATTGACACCGAACTAGAATCACATGAAAAGTTAGCTAGTTGGACACAGCATAACAATACTATTTTGGCTCTTAGAAAAGAACTTAGTACATTAGAGCCTGCATTATTACGTGCTGACAAGTCTGTAGAAAAGTTAACTAAAGATATCGCAGATCTTGAAGATGCTACTTGTTATACATGCGGTCAAGAGCTACATGCAGACAAAAAAGCAGAGATTGAAGGACGTAAAACTAAAGAACTTGCTGATGCTATTGCATATCAAAAAGAAATAGGTGATAAACTAGTTGGAGTTAGTAAAGGTCTTGAAGATATTGGTGATATTAACGGAAAGCCTAGTACATACTACGAAACTGCAAAAGAAGCATACGATCACAGAAGCAATGTAGAAAACTTAAAGGCATCTTTAACTAGAATTGCAGAAGAAGATGATCCTTACCAAACACAAATTAATGATTTAAACGACACAGCTATGCAAGAAATTAACTGGGGTGCAGTTAATGATCTAGTTAGTTACAAGGACCATCAAGAATTTCTAATGAAGCTACTTACTAACAAAGATAGCTTCATTCGTAAGAAGATTATTGATCAGAACCTAGCATACTTAAACAACAGACTTACATATTATCTCGATAAGATTGGTTTGCCGCATCAAGTACTATTTTTAAACGATTTAAACGTTGAGATCACACAGCTAGGACAAGACTTAGACTTTGATAACTTGTCAAGAGGCGAACGTAATAGGCTTATCTTAGGCTTGAGCTTTGCATTCCGTGATGTTTGGGAAAGTTTATATCAAAATATTAATTTGTTGTTTATTGACGAGTTAATTGATAGCGGAATGGATACTGCTGGCGTTGAAAACTCTCTAAGCATACTTAAAAAGATGGGCAGAGAGCGAGACAAGAACATATATCTTATTTCGCACAAGGATGAGTTAATTGGTAGAGTTAATCATGTTCTTAGAGTTGTAAAAGAAAATGGTTACACAAGCTATGCTAATGACTTAGATGTGGTAGAATGAAACAGGTAGATGATGTACATGACCAGTTAGTAAAGGCATACTTGGCGTATTTTTCTGAAAACGAGAAGTTTGAAGATCGAAACTCAGTACGTACACATCGGTCTGTTAGAAAAGCATTAAGAGATATTAGGACATTTGCAAAATTAAGAGCAGATGAAATTCACGAAAAGCACATAACAACAAGAGTAACTCACAAAGGCGACAAATAAACTTAGGCAACGGTAAGTATACTCATGCAGTGGACTTACGAAGGCAACAAGATTGACCAAATACCGGACGACTACGAAGGATTTGTTTATCTTATTACCAACACCACTACAGGTCAGAAATACATAGGCAAGAAACTAGCAAAGTTTAAAACTACTAAGCCACCACTTAAAGGCAAGAAAAATAAACGTCGTGGAACTAAAGAAAGTGACTGGAGAGAATATTATGGCTCCAGTGATAGACTGAACGCAGACGTTGAAACACTAGGCGAAGATAAGTTTACAAGAGAAATACTATACCTATGTAAAGGTAGGGGCGAAATGTCCTACATAGAGGCAAGAG